ACACATAAGTTTGCTGACGGAGATTATGTGACGTTCTATGGGGCGACAGGTCTTGGCGGCGCTATCACCGCGTCGGTATTGAACCAAGAGTATAGAATCACCTACGTTGATACCACACATTACACCATTGATACAGGTGTTACAGCCACGGTAAGTGATACCGGTCATGGTGGCACCGTTCGTGTGCTCTATCAAATTCCAGCCGGTGCTGCGATCAATGTACCGTTAGTAGGCTGGGGTGCAGGTTATTGGGGTTATGGTTACTGGGGTATCGGTGGCACATCGACCCAAACTTTACGGTTATGGAGTCAGTCTAACTTTGGACAAGACTTGATATTTGGACCTAGAGGCGCGGGTATTTATTATTGGAGTTCGACATTTGATGTAACTCCACCTACGTTCACTGTGACTATTGCATCACCTGCCGTCGCTACATCAGGTATAGCAGTTTATGAGGGGCAGCCGATCCAGATACTATCTACTGGAGCGCTCCCAACCGGTTTATCAATAGGTGCAACCTATTACGCCAGAAACGTATCAGGCGGCACCACATTCAATCTGTCAGCAACAGCAACAGGTGCGTTAATTAATACCTCCGGTTCTCAGTCTGGTACGAATACAATTTCGATACGCGCTATCAATTTAAATGCACTGCCCGGAGCGTCGGATGCACCGACGATTCAAAATTATCTCTTTGTGTCGGATGCGTCTCGTTTTGTGTTCGCGTTAGGTTGTAACGATTACGGGTCAACAACCCAAGACCCGATGCTGATTAGATGGTCTGATCAAGAAGATGCTACAATGTGGACGCCTTCAGCTACTAACCAAGCAGGTAGTATCCGCGTTACGGGCGGTTCTGAAATTGTCACAGCTATTCAAACTCGACAAGAGATCATCGTATTCACCGATGCGGCGCTATACAGCTTACAGTATTTAGGCCCTCCGTATGTATGGGGTACTCAGTTGATGGGCGACAACATCTCAATCGCAAGTCAAAATGCCGTGTCTCAAGCGGCCAACGTCGTGTATTGGATGGGTGTGGACAAGTTTTATAAATACGACGGTCGCGCTCAGACGTTACGTTGCGATTTAAAAGAATTTATTTTTAACGATATTAACCGTAGTGAATTTGACCAAGTTTTCTCAGGTACTAACGAAGGTTTTAATGAAGTCTGGTGGTTCTACTGCACAGCCAACAGCACAACGATTGACCGCTATGTGGTGTATAACTACTTAGAAGATATTTGGTATTACGGTTCGATGGCTAGAACTGCGTGGTTAGACAGTGGGCTTTATCCGACTGCTGCAACTTATACTAAAAACCTAGTTAACCATGAGTATGGGCTGAACGATAACGAGACGGGTACTGAGCTACCAATAAACGCTTTCATCACAACATCTGAAAGTGATATGGAAGATGGGCATAACTTTGTGTTTATCAGACGGATACTACCTGACATCACGTTTAGGGGTTCAACCGCTGAGTCGCCGTCGGCTACAATGTCTGTTATCCCATTGAACAACTCAGGTTCCGGCTACACCGATCCGACCTCTGTTGGTGGTTCAGATAATGGTCTAGTTACGCGCACAGCCACAGTACCTATTGAACAGTTCACAGGTCAGTTGTTTGTTAGAGTTAGAGGTCGTCAGTTTGTATTTAAGATTGAGTCTAACCAGCTAGATACTACTTGGCAAATGGGTGCGATACGACTCGATATAATGCAGGATGGACGTAGGTCAACATAATGGCTACCACCACTAACGTTATCAGAAACCCGGCAGTACCAAACTTACCTTTAGCACCGGTTGGGTATGAGCGGCAGTATCAAGACCAGTTGAACAACGCCTTACGGTTGTACTTTAACCAACTAAACAACTTGAACTCTGTGCTTATTGGATCTACGGGTGGTGCATTTTTGCAGTTCCCTAACGGAGCTTGGCATCAGGACGGCTATACTACGTTGGCAGTTAGTTTAACAAACACGTCAACTACCCCCATTCAAGTAGCGTCTACTGCTGGTTTTTTACCTGCTGGTGCGCTTATTATTGATTCTGAGTTAATTAAGTATACGGGAAAAACGGCCACCACATTTACAGGCATTACCCGTGGCGCTTATGGATCATCAAAGGCTTCACATACGGCAGGGGTTTATGTTGCTGAGGCGCAACCTGTACCTTCATCAACGACAGAACTTGCCGTGAGTTTAACTGCCACAGATACGGCAAATGGTATAGACCTTGACCCTACAGATATTACAAAAGTAGTTGCCGCTGTTGCAGGGTATTACAACATTCAATTTAGTGCGCAGTTGCTAACCTTTGACTCTTCTATAGATAATGTAACTTTGTGGTTTAGACAGAATGGTGTTGATGTGCCTTATAGTGCAGGTATTGTTTCTATCCCAACCATTCATGGCGGCAAACCCGGCGCTGCAATTGTATCTTGGAACCTAGTCATGGCGTTAAATGCAGGGGATTACTTCCAATTGATTATGGCCTCAGAATCAGGAAACACCGTAGCGGCTACCTATCCTCCCGGGACAGCACCTGCGCATCCGGCATCACCGTCGATAATCTTAACGGCTACGTTCGTATCAGCGTTGTACTAACAAATTAATATTAAGAGGTTTTTGTATGGATTGGATTACAGAGTTATTAGCTAAAATTGGCGCCGGATTAAGTACCGATGTTTTAGCCGCAGGTTCATTAGGAAATGCTATCGGTACTGGTGCAATTACAGGCGCCGGTATTGGAGGTCTTAGCTCTGCGCTTACAGGAAATAATATAGGTCAAGGTATGACTATGGGTGCGTTAACTGGAGGTGTTGGTGGTGGTATAACTCACGGGTTACAAGGTTTAGCTAGTGAAGATGTGTTAGCTAGACAAGCTACGAATAATGCGGCGATTAACGCTAAAGCTACTGGAACACCCGCACCTACACCAGAATTTAACCGAGTAGCTCAAAATGCAGGTGTTGAGACTAATCCTATGATGGCTAGACAATCTCCTATTATGTCTGGGGGTCAATCATCAGCGATGCCTAATTTTAATTCTGTAGCACAAAACGCAGGGGTACAAACTAATCCGTCATTAGCGCAACAATCTGTAATGAGTAATGCTGCTAAAACTACACCTGTACCACAACCAAGTTTTTTAAATAAAGTAGGTAATTTTGCGGTAAACAACCCCGGAATTACAGCAGGTGTAGCAAGTCTAGGTACTAACATGTCGTTAAACGCTATGTCTTCTCCAGATGATAAAAACGCTCAACCTGCGCCGTACAATGGACCGTTAAATAAATTTCAATGGGCAGGTGGTCCAACACCAACCTATGACCCATTAAAGTTCAAACGTCAAAGCCCATACCTATATGCCGCTGGTGGTATTACTGATTTAGACTCATACGCATCACAAGCACAAAACACACCAACATCAGGTGTAACTCAAATACCTAACGTAGCGGATGTAGCTGATCCAGAAGGTTATGGTCAAGAATCTATGCGTATGATGGCTATTGGCGGTATTGCTGATTTGGGTAGTTATGCTGCGGGCGGTAAACCTAATTTGCTTCATGGTGTAGGTGATGGGGTTTCTGATGATATTCCTGCTACAATTGCCGGTAAACAACCAGCTAGACTTGCCGCTGGTGAATATGTTGTCCCAAGTAGAATAGTTTCTGAGTTAGGTAATGGTTCTACTGATGCGGGAGCAGCTAGATTAGATGAGATGGTTAAGCGTATTCAGGCAGGTAGAGCAAAAACTTTAGGTGGCAAAAAACAATTTGCTAACGACACGAGAGCATATAGACACTTACCAGTGTGATAAGGTTTAAATTATGGCAGATGCAGCGGTAGATTCAACAGCAAACAACTCAGATCTAGGTATTACAGGTCTACCTGCTGGGATATTAGACACTGCATCACCGTTCGCTGTATCCGCACCGCAAGCAACAAGTGGTAACAGTATTTATGCGACAAGTGCTGTTACTCCGACATCTGCTGCATATACTCCAGTACAGTCTCCTTACGCGCTGTCATCTCTTCCTGCACAGGGGTTTCAAGGGCAACGACTAACAGAAGAACAAGCAGCAACATACAAACCATCTGTATATACTGAAAACTATATTGATTACACGCAACCGGGCGCATACACAGCCGGTTTAAATTTGGCTAAGCCAACAGCGCAAAGTATCAGTAGTTATTACACACAAAACGCACAAAACGCACAGAACCCACAAAATGTAGCCGACTATGCGAGCCATTATGGGTTAACTGTTAGTGATATAGCTAATGCTACAGGGTTGTCTACTCAGTATTTAGACAACTATCTGTCTGGGACTTCTGGGTTGCGACCAAATACGCAGGGCGGTGTTGAGACCCGAGGTGTTGGAACAGATAACTTACTAAAAGGATTATCCACTAATAGACCCTATGCGTACAATACAACTACACCTAGTGATTTAGTTTTTGCCAATAACATAGCAAAAAATCCAAATGACGTTGCGTATCTTGCAGGTAAGTTAGGTGTACAAAACGTATCAGGCATTACAGGGCAGCAAATTGCTGATTACCTAGTAAACAATAAAATATCGCAAAGTGATGTTACATCTGCATTAAATACATATCACCAACAACAAGCTGCAGACGCTGCGGCGAAAGCAGCAGCAGATAAAGCGGCGGCAGACGCAGCACAAGCTAAAATAGATGCGCAAAACAAATGGCAGTCTGATGTATTATCCCAACTATCTGGACTACAGTCGTCACAGACTGCTCAAGCTGATACCTTTAATAAGTCTGTAAGTGATTTGGCTGGTAAGTTAGGTACATCCTCTGATGCCTTAACTAAACAGATTAATGATTTAGCTACACAGCAGAACACAACAAAAGCAGACATATTAAATCAGTTAAGTACACAAACAGCCCAAGCAGTGGCTAAAGCTCAGGCGGATGCTGCTGCACAGTT